ATGTCATTTGTGCTACTTCCATCTACATAGTTAACACCTCTGATTCTCATAGCTTCTTGATTAATATATATAATCATAGATTTAAGGAATTGACCTGTTGTATATACTGAATTAAAATTCAAATCTGTTGAAGATAAATTATCATTGACACTTTGCAATGTTAAATATATTGTTTTGTCAGAAATTCCAATATCATTTGTAGGGTCTGGATTTGCATCATCAGGGTCTGTTGTAGTTACAAGCTTATTGCTCGCACCATCTTTGACTATTGTTGTAAATGACTGAGAATCTAAAGAAGGGTTAGTTGATAGTATAACCTCAAAGTCTCCAGCGTCTGTAATAGCAGCAAAAGATGCAGTCTCTGCTAATCTAGCAAATATAGTGTCTGTCTCAATTTGCATATTTCCATCATGCCATCCTGATATAGAAACACCAAATCTATCTGTTTCAATGTAGTTTAATTTTTTTGGCTGAGAATCGTTTGTGCCATCTACTACTAGTTTATCTGATACATACAATACTCCATCTACAAAATAATATACTGGCTCTACAGCCCCTGTAACACCTAGGTCTATCTCTGCATTTGTTCCTTCAAATGTAAAGTTTCCCACACTATCAAAATCTCTTCTAAAAAATTGTATATTTGTACTGCTTGCATCATCTATTGGGTATGCAATAATTTGCGTAGGGGTAGTAGCTGTTACGTCTGTATCTATATTGTATTGAGAGTTAAATATAAATGCACCATTACCATTTTTTGTGTGGGTCATTGTTGCTGGAGCACTTGTATGTTTAGCAGTAGAATCGCTACTAGACTGTATTAATCCAGGGTTAGATAAGAATACATTGTTTGCTAATTGGACCTGATTGGGTGCAATATCCCTAGGAGAGGACTTGGTATTAAGTCCTCCACTAAAATCATTTAATTGTAATGACCTTCTAGGCATCTATTAACACCCACATCCACATTCGCAGTTCATATTCTCTCCTTATTTATTTAAGGGCTTTTTTAACTTCAGCCCAGATTTCATCATCTAATTTATTGTCTGATTTCTTGATGAAATAATCACCAAGCTTTATTAACACAGCTTTTAAAACTTTTTCACTTAATAAGCCTGTTAATAATTTACTGATTACTATGTTCATGTTATCTCCTGTTCTTTAACATTTCCATCTTCTTCGTGCTTGTCTTATTCTAGAATTAGGATTATTCCTAGTTTTAGCAGAACTTCTTTTTAGTTGTCCTAAAGACCTTGCACAATAAGACTTTCTTCTCTTAGCTGCCTTGCTACCTTTTTTTACTTTACCAGTAACAGCAGTTTTTAGTTTACTACCAGGGTTAGCTCTTCTGTAAGCAGCTACACCTTTCTTTGTCATTCCAGCACCTTTTTTCGTAGGTCTGTAATTAGCGTTCTTACCTTTAGTCGTCTTTCTTATAGCTTTGGTTTTTTTTCTTGGCATTATCTAACTTCTTTTTTTATATCTTCTATAATAGTTCTTTCATCAAAGCTCATACTAATACCAGGTTCAAATCTTTTTACCTCTTTACCTTCTTTTAATACAATAATAGTTGGCACTATTTTAATATTCCATTCTTTTGCTATAACAGCACCAATGGTTTTATTTTCAATATCTATTTCTGCAATATAGCACAGATTATCAAGCTGTTCTATTTTTACTCTATTTTGATAGTTCCAAGATGCATTAACCTGTACGACTGAACAGGTTTGTATATTTAATGCTTGTACTTGCTGGAAACTATCCAAAGATACTGATTGCGAGTATAGCGACGAGGTACAAAGCCCAAGCCCCAATAGCCACATACTTATCCAGTTTTTCATAATTCATCCTAGTTTTTATTCATATTAAGTAGAGTTTCATTAATACTACGTGTATCTTCTTTAATGTCATCTACCTTGTCTTCAAGTTTTTCTACTTTCTCTTCAGTGTTCATAATACTATTACGTATCATTTGGTCTTTTAAATCATACTCTGTTCTACTCACTGGTGGCTCAGGAAGCTCTTTAGCTTCTTGAATATCAGCTTGTAGGTTAAACCATAATCCAACTACCATAAATATTGTAACAGCTATACTTATTAAAGTTTCTAAACTAAATGTAAATTTACTGTCTTTTCCTACTTCCATAATCTCCTCATCTCATATTAGCTGGAACAATACCCCTTGTCCCACCTGTTTTTTCATTCTTCTTCATACCAAATTTTCTTAACCCTTCTTTATAATTAACTAGACATTGTTGTGCTGATGCCATTCTAATCTGTGCTATAGCTGGGTTATTTTCTCTAGCTGCTGCATCCATAAGAGCTTTTCCTTTTACATAATCAATTAATAAAGGTTGTAATGTATTATCTATATCTAGTGTTCCTGTAATAGATGTTAGCTTATCTGGCTCTGCATAAAATGATATTACCATACCATCTGTTATAGTATTACCTGAACCTAGCTGTACTGGTTTTAGTTTGGTTTCAGCAGTTTCTGATGTACCACCGTCACCTATTTCAGTAGCTATTGCTATTCTATCACCTTCAATCCACCATACGAATGATGTTGATGGGTCTTTGTATGTACTGCTTACTGCTGCCATGTTATACCTCTGTCCATGTTGTATTAGCTGATGCTTCGCTATAAAACTGTTTTATTTCCTGATTTGTTAATCTAGGAATTTGTATGTATTCACCAGCATCATTTTTAATTGCACATCTAAATACTTTATTTACAGTTATTGCTCTATCATCATCAAGATTATACCACAACTGATTATGTGCTAAATCAGCTTTAGCATATTCTACTTTCTGCAAAAATTGACCCATATCAATCAATGCTTCATTAATTAAATTTAATATATAGTTTTCTGATGCGTCAGGCACTGCCTGTAGCACTCTACTATATATCTCTTTACCTGTAAACTCTATTGCAGCCATTATACACCTGCTACCATAACATTAACGGTCGCTTCATTAACACCATTACTGAATGCATTTGCATGAATTTTCACATCAGCTATTGCTTCTCCCATCTCCATAGGAATTACTACTGCTTGACCTTCATCTAACACTGCAAATACTTCTCCACTTACTGTAACTGAAACAGTTCCTGGTGAACCTAATGAGCTTACATACTCTACTGCTACAACATGAGCTGTTGCAGGTAAAGTTCCATCTGATACATCAGAAGCTTCTGTCCAGTCAGAATTATCTAGACCCTCTGCAGTAGTAGAAGAAATAACTACATTACTCCAATAAGCTACGTCTGCATCTGTGTATACAGCATTCATTATATATTTACCACCCCAAGTTCTTGCATCAGCATTACCATCTAATTGTTGATTTGAATAAGTAATACCAGCTTGTGCACCTGCAGAAGAACCTACGTCTTGTATAATTTGTACAGAAGTGTTTACTCTAATTTCGTTTGCCATTATCTACCTTCTCTTTGTTTTTCTATTTCTAATTTATCTACACCTATTAATCTTAATGCTTCTACAAATTGTGCATTTATCATAGCATATTGTTTTTCATACCAACTATATTCTACAGTAGCTATTTGTAATGCTGACTGAAATTCTTGTACTTTTTGTTGTAAGTTTACATTGTATTCTTGTACTTCTTTACTTACATCTGTTCTGTATGAATTTATATCTTGTGAAAACTTTGATAACTCATTGCTGTTGTCAGCTATAATTGATTGCATCGTTTGTATTGCATTCTGTAATGCTAAAGCTTGGTCCTGTGCTTTGTTAGCAATATCTACTTGTGTTGCTTGTCTTGCATCTTGTTGTGCTTTAGCTAAATCAATTCTTGCTTGTTCAATGTTGCTTTGTAAATCGCTATTGTGCTTCTGTACCTCACCTTGTATACTAGCTTGATACTTTACATTATCTTTATTGAACTCATTTAATTCATTCTGTATATCTGCTCTAAATTTGTCTATATCAGCCCTTACTTTAGTAGAGTATATACTTAATTCTTTTTGCGTACTCTGTTGATATGCTTGAACTTCTTTTTGAACATTTTGTGAATATTTTTGTATATCATTAGAGTATTCTTGTATTTCCTGTGCTTCTTTAGCAGATGTCAACTCTGCATCTTTAATAGACTTTTGTAACTCTGCTCTATAGCTTTCTACGCTTTCATTGAAGTTTGCTATTTCATTCTGTATATTAGATTGATATTGGTCTACTTCATTGTTCAACCTACCAAGCTGTAATTGTGCTAACTCTGTATCTTCATCTGTTTCTAAAAATGTTTCAAACTGATTCATATCTACTGTCAATACAGGTGGAGTAAACTGTGGTACAGCTTGTGAAAAACTTACACTTGCTGAACCTACTGTTATATCAGCTGGTGCACTAGCACTTATGTTTAAATCAGGCAATCCTAATGTAGTCAATGTAAGGCTTGGTTTTGTATACGTTGGTGCACTTGTATCTACATCTATCTTAGCTGGAGTTACTCCAAGAGATACTGTAGATTGAGCTGTGCTTGAAGCATCTGCATTTGTAGCAGCTGAGTAGCTTACTGTAGTTATTGCTGGACTTACAGGAGCAGTTGCAGATATAGATAAGTCACTTACATTCAATGCTGATACAGATGAATGCTTTAAATTCATCAATCTTACTATCGCATTTCTAGATGCATATAACACTACAGCGTTTGTTGCTTCTTTTGGAAAATTATCTATAGTAGAATCAGTAGCTACTATGGTAAAATCTTCATTAATTTTCACCAACTTACTGTCATCGGTAGATGCACTAGCTGGTAATGTATAAAGTCTTTTGTTTTCTAAATAATATATTGGGTCAGAGCTTGTAGCAAATTCCATATAGTTAGAATCTGAGGCTCTACCAGATTGACTAGCATGTATCTCTCTGCAAGGCATCAATACATTACTATTATTTTCATCTTTACGCAAAACATGTAGTATTTTACTATCTTCTACACCTTGAAAGTTTGTAAATTCTTGTATTTCAGACATTCTGTCTAACTTGGACATAGGTAAAACATCAATGATTTCTCTAGC